TAAAATTAAGAAACCATCCGGTGGGTTCGATGTATTTGCCGATTTTATAGTCGGTAACAAAGATACAGTACCGAATTTAGAGAAGGATGATGAAGGTAGAGATTCTTTCCAGGATATAGATCCTGATGATTTAAAGAAGAAACTTGAGGACGATGAGGAAGATGTTACTAAAGTAACTGATCCTGATAAGAAAGTTGATGATAAAAAACCAATTGACACTAAGAAACCCGATGATAAAAAGGTTATAGATGAACCAGTAGATGAGAAAACAGACGAAGATAAAGAGTATGAATCTGAAATTAGTTCGTTTTTTGCTGGGGAGTTAGTAAAGAAACTTGGTGTTGATGCAGATACTAAAGACTTAAAGTTCGATAATATTGATGATGTACTCGAACTTATGAGTGAAATAGTTAACGAGAATTCTAAACCTACTTATGCTTCTGAAGAAGTTGAGAAGTACGATGAGTTTGTTAAGAATGGTGGCAATTTAAAGGATTTTTATAAAGAAGTTTACTCTGGTAAATTGGATGTAGCTTCTTTGGATCTTGAAAAAGAGTACGATCAAAGAGCAGTGATTCGTGAGAATCTGTTAAATCAAGGATATAAAGAAGAAAAGATTAAGAAGATGATAAGTAGATATGAGGAATCTGAGACTCTTAAAGAAGAGGCTGAAGATGCTGTAGATTTACTTAAAGAATTTAATCAGAAAAAACAAGATTCGCTATTAGAGGAACAAAGAAAAAATGCCGAATTGGTTCGTAGACAGCAACAAAAGTTCTACGAGGACGTTAACACAAGTATAAAAACCATATCAAATTTTAGAGGTTTCCCAATTTCAGAAAAAGAAAAACGTGAACTATTGCAATATGCGTTCGTTCCAGACGAAGATGGTATTACAAAATACCAAAGAGATATGAGATCGGACGTGTATAATATATTGGAATCAGCCTACTTCGCTAAAAATAGAGACAAAGTAAAGGTTGACAACGTTAATAAAGGGGACACAGACGCCTACAAGACTCTGCGAGACAAACTTAAAGCTAGGAGTAATAAGACTGTAGACAATACTAAAGACAACTCAAAAAGCAAATTGAGTAGTGGTTCTATGGGCGATTTTGGTAAAGGTATAATTTTTTAATAAAAAGTTTAATTAATTTTAAGTAAGGTAATGGAGAACAATCTTTTAAATAATCTAGTTCTTTATCGTACCAAATATTTTAGCGATCTAGTTGACGAGAACATGTTGTCAAACGCTCTTATGACAGAACCTCACAAGGTATCACCTGTTATATCATATATTTTTGGTATATATGATAGGGGAAATGTCATAGACTTCATAACTAATGGTATAGGTAACACAATGACAATTGAGTCACCTAGTTACACATGGGATTTGATGATCGAGCATGACCGGGCAATTCCGATCAGGAACGCTTTATGGAATGGTGCAGCAATCACAAGTACACTTGCTCCTGGTATCGCTAAATCACCGATTCAAATTTGGCTTGGTGAAAAATGGTTTGGTCCAGGTGCTGTTTTACAGTTTGATGATAAAGAATTTCAGGTACGCGTAGTCGGTGAGCCCTATCAGGACGGAAACGAGTGGGTGTACACAGTAGTTGTAGCAGATGGTAAAGATGAGTCTTATATTCCGCCTTCACTTCTTATAGCTGGTTGTAAATTAAGTAGATTAGGTTCTGCTTATGAAGAATACAGTGAAGAAGCTGATATCGTGAATTATCAGACCCCTTTCAAAGCTCGCAACTATCTTACTACTTTACGTTTGTCATACGACATAACGGGTAGTGCTTTTGCATCCGTTATGGTTATGCAGATGAGAGATCCTAAAACTAAGCAGTCGACCTATTATTGGTCTACATGGCAGGAATGGACAGCTCTTCGTCAGTGGTATGAGAGACTAGATAGAATGATGGTATATCAGAAATGTAATGTAAATGTAGACGGTACAGTTGGACTTTATGGTACAAATGGTCGTCCTATATTTATTGGTGCTGGTTTGCTTGAGCAGATTGCTCCAGCTAATAAGCGCTACTATACTACATTAACATTAGATTTACTTGATACTTTTATGGCAGATTTGTCGTATAACATCCTTGGGCATTCCGATCGTAAGTTCGTTGCTTTCTCAGGGGAAATGGGTTTACGTGAATTTGATAGAGTATTAAGAGATAAGGCATCTGGGTATAATTTAATGGACACTGTATTTGTTACAGGGTCTGGTCAGAATTTGACTTTAGGTGGACAGTTTACTACATATAAAGGACTTAATGGTGTTGAGTTAACACTTAAACATCTGCCTTTGTATGATGATCCTATTCACAATCGTAAGTTGCACCCGATATCGGGCAGACCTCTTGAATCATATCGTATCACAATTGTAGATATTGGTCAGAGAGATGGTGAAGCTAACTTAAGGAAAGTAGTTAGAAAAGGACGTGAAATGGTCATGTGGTATACTGGTGGTTCTGTAGCTCCTGGCTCAGGATTCGCAACATCCGCAACTACATTACGTTCCAATGCTAAAGACGGTTACGCAGTGCATTTCCTGTCAGAACAGGGACTAATGCTTGCAGATCCCACAACTTGTGGTGAATTAATTTGCGACGCCGCATAATAATATAAGGGGTAAGCCCGTAAGTACATAGTGACTACGGGCATCCTTTTTAATTTTTTTAAACCATAGAAATATGAGAGTAATATTAAGGCCGATAAATAGACACCTATGGTCTAATGTCGTGAAATATAAGAATTGCTACGATTACGTAGCGCCATACTTTACCCGTTCGGGTAATATATATACTGGATTAACAGCAGAAGATGCAACAAGATTAGGTTCTGTTTTGGGACTTAACTTACTTCCATCTTCAACTTATTGGAGTAATTTTTTTGTTAGAGTTGGAGCAGATGATGTATTTTTAGAGACAGATGATCCAGTAGATGAAATTAAGTATATATTTTTAAAGAATCATAAGAGAGTTAAAAGTTCAATATTTGAACGTAAGGCAACAGCAGACTATTTACTTATAAATAAAGATGAAGAAGCTAAGCGTGAGAACTTATTTAATAAATCTAAAGTTGATGCCATATCTGAATTTAAGAAAATGTCTCTTACAGATATGCGTAAATGTTTAAGGTTATTTGGTCAAAATGCTGAGAACGCAAGTAGTGAATTAGTTGAAAATTCAATGTTTAAATTGGTTGAATCTAATCCATCTTCGTTCATAGATAGGTGGGTAAATAACAGAGATAGGGAAATTGAGGTTATTCTTGAGCAGGCTATATCTAAAAATATCATACGTAGGAATAAAAATATTTATAAGTTCGGTAGTGATGTGATAGGTTATAGTATGCCAGAGACAGTTGATTTTCTAAATAATCCTAAGAATCAAGATATCAGGAAAGCTGTTTTGAACGCAATAGACGCTAAAGATTTTATTGTTCAGAACGAAGCTCCAGAAGAAGATTTAAAACAATTTAATGTATCATCAAAAGAAGAAGTAGTTAGTAAACCTAAGGTTAAAAAACCTACATTGTTAGCTGGTAAACCAGGCACAGAGGATGAGGGTATTGATCTTAGTACTATGGATTTTACTGAATAATTATGACAATATCTCAGATGCATACTGCTTTCAGACTGGAATTGGATAAAGTAAATTCTTTACAATATCCAGATTTTACCAGCGTTGAAATAGACTATTGGCTTAATCGTGCTATTAGGGAGTTTGTTAAAACTCGTTATAGTGGGATGAATCCAAAAAGAGAAGGATTTGAGCAGTCACAAAAAAGGATAGATGATTTAAGAACATTGGTACGGGAGGTTACTGTTCCATGTACTATAGTTGGCACTACCAAGACACACGGTTATGTATTAACAGACGGTTTTGATAATATCCAATTTAGTACGGCAACGTATTGGTTGTCGTTAGGCGAAGAGGTTGAATTAATGTTACCTGGTTCAATTGTGGAGATTGCTGGTGTGACAGAAGTTACAGCAGATGAGTATAGGTTTCAAGTTGATAATCCGTATTCTCCTCATATTTTACATTACAATAAAGCTAAACCTCTACGGTTATTTTATAATAACACAATAGAATTTATTACCGATGGGACTTATTCTGTACTTAGTGCCCAGGTTAGATATATTAAAGCGCCAGA